TTGTTGTTGGTGTATTTGTAGGGGTTGGAGTTGTAGTACCTCCCGGCGTTTGTGTCACTGTAGGTGTAACCGAAGTCGTTACCGATGGTGTCGGTGTAACGGAAGATGATGGTGTTATAGTAATAGTTATAGTCGGTGTTGGTGTAGAGGTACCTACCGGTGTTGACGCCGGTGTACTCGTCAAAGTCACAGTAGGGGTTACCGTAGAAGTTGGTGTTATCGTAGGAGTGACTGATGATGTAACCGATGGGGTCGGTGTTTGTGTTGTAGTGACCGTTGGGGTTGGTGTTGGGGCAATGATTGTGTAGTAATAGGTACCCCCATAAGTTTGTGGTGATATGGCATATGTACCGTAGAAATAATTAGTCTCCAAATCGGCGGGCATAGTAACAAGACCAAAGTCCACAACTGTGGACCCTGTATTTGCAGTAAAAACAATATGAACCGTTTCCCCACTTAAATTATTACTGATTATTCTAATACCGTCTGCCATCTCTAATAAATACCACTATATATTACTTCATGAAAATAAATAATAAACTTACCAAGCCGATTCAATACTAAATCTTTTCCATGTATTTTCTGACACACATACATACATCATATCATCACCATATCTAATTTCACCTTTCCTACCTATATCGTTTGGTGTGGAGGGTATTGCTGACGATGAAAGGTATGCTGTATCTAACCAAGAAGACTCCGAAATGTTAGTACTTCCCAAGTATAGAGAGTTACTACCTAAGTATAAATCCCTGAATTTATATTCTGCACTTCCTAAGTCAAAAGTGTCATTAGTGGTTGGGATAATACTACCTGTGAGGTTGAATCTGGTTCCATCCGCCTGTAATGATGTTGAACCTGAAAATATTTTATTAAATAATTCGGCGTATGTTATTTTTTTGGCGTTAGTACCATCATGAATAATAATCAAATCAGTATTCTGTGGTGTACCAGTAAATGATACTAATTGTTCTATCGTTAAATTTGCCATTTCTTTTTTGTTTTATAAATAGTTTTGTTTATTAGTATGTACTCGATGTAATATTATAGTTATTCAAAATCTGAGTGGATGTTAACGCTGTGTTGTATAACCTTATAACACCATATTCGCCTCTGAAATTACCTGTGTTGTCGGCGCCAGGATTCTCTTGACCGAAGAATATGTAATTATCTTGACCACTTGATTCATAAAAAATACTTGTTTGAGAATCGTTCAATACCCCATCAACATATAGGCTTTGTGTTTGGTTTGTATTATTCCAAACCAATACCACTTGATACCACTGTCCTTGTACAAACGGATTTGTTGAGTATAAGTAATTATTCTGCCATATCTTACCTCTGAATCTACCTGACTCAGCGGCTATTGGTGGCATATTCCACCCTGTCTGAGGATTTGCCTCTGACATTGACATAATATTACCATCAGAACTAGTTGGGTTAACCCATATTTCATAAGTAAATGATTGTGTTGCAGTACCCGTACCAGCAACTCTGCTAAGTAATATATAATCATCTATACCGTCAGTAACGATAGATTTGTTTGAGGAATTATATGTTGGACCATTAACTAAAGTACCATTGTAGTTACCTTGTAAATCTGTCCATACCGTACCAGTACCTGGGTATGAACTTGAATTACTCACATCTAAATTAACTAATAAATTAGTAGGGAACGGTGACGATGGTGATGGAGTTATACTACTTGTAGGTGTTGGAGACTTGGTTACTGATGGTGTTACTGAGATTGTCGGTGTGACTGTTGGTGTTGATGATGGTGTTACTGAATTAGTCGGTGTTAATGTAGGTGTAGCCGTTGGGGTTGGTGTAGGCGTTATACAATCATCCGCAAAATAACCTGAAACCCCACCGTGGTTATCTTGGAAAATGTTTCTCATTGTTACAAAACTTGGTTTACTTAAAACTGGTGCGAAATAAGAATTAAATAAATTATAACCTAAAATATTATTTGTTTGAATACCCGATGGAGTTCTCATATTATCATTCCACTCAGGAGATAAAGAACCTCCCGCCCAAAACTCAGACATCTCCCACATACCCCAGTTAAGTAAATACATATACTCTTTATATGCTAATTGAGCCTGTTCTGTATCACCTGACCAATTAGGTGCGTATTCACTAGGGTCAAACATACTATTGTCAATAGCTTGTTTCATAGCCAAATGTAAGTCAGTTGTTTGCCAATTCGGATTTTGTTCTGCCATCCAGTTTACCGCGGTTGACGAACCAGGAACCGCACCCATTATACCAAATAAGTGAACCGTATGGAAAATATGTTCAAACACTTCTTCAATCACAGTATCTCCACTTGTGGAACCACTATTGTACCATACCATGTCATTAGTTGCGTGAGTATCTAAGAATTCTTGGTATCCTGTATACCCTGTTATACCTTCATCGGTCAACCAATTAGGGTTATAGTCGTCTCCACTACCATAACCAACTCTTTGGGCTGTAGGTATTCCTTCATGTATTGTACCTACATCACCTCTTAAAGTGGCTACTAAATTATTTTGATATGACAAAGTAATCCCTGTTGCTGACGGGTCCATTATTAATTGGAACGAACGAGCCACTTTTTTAGAGAATTCATCAGGTACCGCAACATTACCACCAACCGCACCGGCTATAACTTCTAATACACCACTAACATTTATACTTCTATCGAATACTGCACCATTACTAGTATCGGCAGTTAAAGGTCCTGCGACATAACAACTAAGAAGAGCAGCGGCGGATGTTGTCGGTGTTGGTGTAGCCGTTTGAGTCGGAGTAACCGAAGGTGTGATTGATGGGGTTAAACTATTAGTCGGTGTTGGAGTTGGAACAATACCTGTAGACATCACTAATAAATCGTCGTTATCTGTGACAATGTAATTACCCAAATCATCAACCAATACATTATAAGTCACAGGACTTGATGTTGGTGTTAATGTTGGGGTCGGTGTCGGTGTTGAACTCAAATTAATCGGTGTGGCAGTAAAGTCAGGTGAAGGGGCTGGTGTATCTGTAGGTGTCTTAGTCGGTGTTAATGTAGGAGTTGTTGTTAAAGTATTGGTTGGAGTTATTGTTGGTGTAGGTGTTGGACTACCATCCGGAGTATTTGTCGGTGTAACTGTAGACGTTACTGTTTGAGTATTTGTTGGTGTAGATGTAGAAGTGACTGTTGTAGTTACTGTAGGTGTCACACCTGGTGTTTGGGTCGGTGTTGAAGTTTGAGTTGGTGTTTGTGTTATTGTAACCGATGGTGTTAATGATGGGGTGACTGATGGAGTTACCGATTGAGTAGGGGTATTTGTAGGACTTATAGTGTTTGTAATACTTGGAGTGACGGTTTGAGTAGGTGTTACCGCCTGTGTAGATGTTGGTGTGACAGTTTGAGTGTTTGTTGGAGTTACAGTATTTGTTGGAGTAACAGTCTGAGTATTTGTAGGAGTAATTGTCGCAGTTACTGTTGGTGTTACCGAAGCACCTGGCGTTTGTGATGGTGTTGGAGTATTTGTTTGAGTAGGTGTCTGAGTTATAGTTACACTTACCGTAGGCGTAATCGTCTGTGTGGGGGTAATAGTAACCGTTTGTGTCGGAGTGGCTGTTGGTGTTGAAGTTACACAAATCGCTTGTGATTGTGCAAGGGCATCTCCCGAACCGTTATCAACGATAGTAAATACATTACCACCCGCAACCTCTCTAACATAGAACGTAGTCGCCGCCGTTGATAATAAAGTCTGCAATTCTGAAATTGTATACGGGTCTGTAGCAGCACTATCCTGATACAATACCTGACCAACATTCAATCCGTTCTGACCGTAAATCACATCTTGAGGTACTGTTTCATAACAAACCGCATAACTATCAGTTGATATGAAGTAATAAGCTCCGTCAAGAGGGTTTGATAATGAAGGTGTTAATGTTGGAGTTACTGTCTGAGTCGTTGTCGGGGTAATTGTTACTGTTTGTGTAGGTGTTTGTGTATTTGTTGGGGTAAGTGTTACTGTCTGTGTTTGAGTTGGAGTATTAGTCGGTGTGGCCGTTACTGTCTGTGTAGGAGTATTAGTTGGTGTACTGGTTGGTGTGTTGGTTACTGTCTGTGTTTGTGTTGGACTATTTGTTGGTGTTATGGTCACTGTTTGCGTTGGGGTTATAGTAACAGTTTGAGTTGGAGTGTTGGTTACCGTCTGAGTTGGTGTAACCGTTTGTGTATTTGTCGGTGTAATCGTAGAAGTTATAGTCGGAGTTAATGTAACCGTTAACGTTGGGGTATTAGTTAAAGTTGGAGTTACCGTTTGTGTTGGTGTACTACTAACTGTCTGTGTCGGAGTTACAGTTGATGTCTGAGATACTGTCGGAGTGATTGTAGATGTGACTGTTTGAGTCAACGTAGGAGTTACAGTATTCGTTGGTGTCACCGTTTGTGTAGGTGTCACTGTTTCAGTAATAGTTGGTGTCAATGTCTGAGTAGGAGTCACAGAACTTGTTACACTAACTGACGGCGTCACCGTTTGTGTCGGGGTAGTGGTCGGTGTTTTTGTTAATGCTGGTGTTTTTGATACGGATGGAGTTACCGTCATTGTTGGTGTTACTGTAGGTGTTGGGGTCGGGGTTGGTGTAAATGGTGTATCAAAACTAAATTTAGGTTCAACAATGTAACGATAATTTGATGATACCGTTGGTGTATTTACATCTATGTCACGGTAGTAACTCTTACCTGAAACTAAGTTATAATTTACAGGTTTTTTAATTGTGAAAGTATTTGTCTTTTGACCCTTACCAATGATTAATAATACATCATTTTCCACCTCAGTACCATCCGTCAATAATAAAACATTCTTGAACGTTATCCTAACCTCAGTATCAACAGGGTAATTAGCAGTTGCCGTATATTCAGAAATGACCGAACCTTTGGTGTATGTTGCGGTAAGACTTATTTCGTTTGTCGTCTTATTTCTTCTACAACACATTTCAGAATCGGCAAACGACTCGGCAATGGTAATGAAAATCTGACTTTCTAACGGTACCTTGTAAACACCTTCATTATTTGTGATAGTAAAGTATCCACTAAATCTACCTATTTTTTTTGTGAACTTTTTAGTGAATTGATATGAAACTATATAACCCGAACCATCACCTTTCTCTTTTACTGTGGCAGCTGAATTGGCAATTCTATAAATCCCCGTCTCAATATCATACATTGAAAAGGTTACTGTTGAGGCAGAAATAAGAGAATCAAGTTGGTTATACCCATTTCTTGATTCTTTTATTACTTCAACTTGAAGTTTAGGTAACGTACTATTTTTCTTTATATAAAATTCCATCTATTACTGAACACAATTAACATCAAAGGCACACGCCACATCATTAGCAATAAAGTCAAAGTCACAAGAGGCCAAATCAATATTGAAATTAAAGTAACACTGAGCAAGTATTTCCAAACAGTTTGGACACCAAAAATCAAACAAATTATAAGTATCTCTCTCAATTCTGAAATTGTGTTGCACTTGAGGAGAACTTAACGGTTCAGTGTAGAATCTCATCTTTGAAATACCACCCATAAATGTCCCACCGAACGCAGGTTCCATTTCTATATTTGTCTGTAACTCATTCAATGAAGTTGCGGATAGTGTCTCATTTGGCATACATTCAGGGTCTTGAATATACGGACCATCAAATGCCGTACACCCTGAAGGAATTAAACTTTCCCTCAAACCTTGTGTACCACCACCCCATGAGATTGTGTAAGGAACACCGATTTGTTTTTCCTTTTCTGTGTTTAATTCGTGAGGTATAATTTCTTCAAAATCTTCAATGACCATGAAAAGATAACCGTTTACGTAAATTCTTAATACTCCTCTACGGTCATCAATTTGATTCAACCACTTCTGTGTCCATTGAATCTCTGATACTTTCAAATCGTTCAAACCACCTGGTTGTATAAGGTTTGTGGAAACTCCATAAGTAGTGGCAGTATAAACCTCCTTACGTATATCTCCTAACCCACCGACATTCAATAAATCACAATCCTCAAGATATTTGTATCTTTCAAATACTGCGGATAACATTACCCATCTTTCCAAGGTTCTTTTAGACTCACTGATAGGGTATCCACAAACATCATAGATACCAGCAGTTGAACATATCTCGTTGATACAATACCCTGATGAGTAAGTCAAACCTGTCGTTTCACATGTTCCTGTTGTCACACAATCACCAGTGTACTTAATGTACTTGACACAAAGTTTAGGGTTTTTAGGGTCACCACTTAATCTCAATGACATCCCATTAGACAGAATATCAAAACGAGGGTCTTCAGTTTCACCTGTCCATTTCACATCACAACCCCTACATTGTAACCCATTATTACGACTAATCGTGGTTGCAGTTGTTGGATAAATTTTGAAACAACTGGATGATGTTACACCCGTATCTGCACATGCACAAGTCTTAAAACAATTGGTTAGACCACTGGTTACTCTTTTATACTCTTCAACCGTAGCACCACTAATACTCACACCGAAGTTACATGAAAAATCATTGTAGGTTTCAACTGAACCACTGGCAGGGTGATAGAATTTGTTTTCCGCTCTTGTACCAAAAAAGAAGAACGTACCAGCATTGTCAGGATAAACATCATTTAGATACTGTTGGTTGTCCATCAAAGTATACTCATCAACCTGACGTGGTTTGATTAGAGTTTCCATCGTCCAACCCTTATTTACCCTTTCAGGGAAAATTTCATAATCGTAACCGTGAAGTTTGTAGAAACCTTGGAAGAAACCACCATATAATTCTTGGTGATATCCAACCGCGCTATCTATCTTGTCTACTATATTATATACTGTTTCACCTGTGTTACCTGAAAATCTATGGTTAGGTTGGTTTGTGAATGACCCCACAGGGTGTAGTTTCATCCTTCTATCGTGGTATAGTGGGTCGTGTGTTTTTCCTGTGAAAACACCCATTGAATAGTATAGGGTATTACCTGTAATTTTGTCAAACATACCCACATCAATCATGGTAAGTCCAGCGTCACATAAACCTGTGAATCCTGTGTAACAACTCAAGTCTTCATTATTGGGGTTGTAGTAGTTTGTAGAGGTAAAAGTATTACCTGTATTAGGTAATCCCCAATACAAATTTGGCTGTGTTGTGGTACCTGTATTTGTTAGGTCAAAATTGATTGGGAGACGGTTACCATCGTCAATTCCAATAACCTTTTTTGAAAAGATTACTTCGTCGTCATAATCACGTTCGTCAGATGCCAAAGTAATATCAAAATACTCACTCGTATCTAATCTCACCTTGAACCTTTTGAAATTATAATTATTGATGTTCTGACCTGCCATTCCCTTTTTTATGATAAATACTTTCTTTGTTGTATTTATAGTAAAAATGAATATGATTAAGTCTAACATCTTCAGAAAAGAATCCGCAGCTTTATCTAAGGCTGAAGAATTGGGTTGTGAGGGTACTCACAAACACGATGGTGGTTTTATGCCTTGTAAATCTCACAAAGAGTGGGAAGAACTAACGTCAAAACCTGAAGGGGAAATTGACGAATTGGTAGATTTTGATGGAACCATGAATAGTTCTAAAATTCCAATTATTGACCCTCACGTTTCACCAAGAAAAACTACAGACCAAACAGTTGCAGCTACGAGAACGGCACAAGACCCATATGCCTTAGGTTTCAGAAGATATGTTGGTGAAGAAGATATGTCAGGTGCTTTCGGTTGGGAAGAGACTGAAAATATGGGATTTGAAGACACCATCAAATATTTGGAAGATAAGTTAGGTGTAGACAATGCTGAAGAAAGAGCAGAAGAAATGGGTAAGGACCCTAAACTTGAAAAGAAAAAAACTGATGGGGCATTTACAAGAATGAGACTTCAAGAAAAAGAAAGAGTTTTTACCAAAGAACAAATCATGAAGATGAAAGAAGACTTATTGGTAGATAAGGACGTAGATAACGATATTAGACCTTCAGATGAATCGGTATCAAGTATTATACTGAGAAACATCAAAGCACTGAAAAAACTTGCAGGTAAAGAAGGTATCAGTATGAAACAACTACAAAGACTATTAAAAGATGAATAAAAATCTTTACGATAGAAAAGCCAAATTGCCAAAATCATTACTAAAACATTTGGAAGAATGTGGTGGGATGGTAGAAGGAGACTCTAATACTGAAGGTTTCAACAGAAACAAAGAATTAAGAGAATCAGGTATGGCAACTTACCAACAAATAAAAAGAATTAAAAATTGGTTTGATTCTTATGGTGGTAAAAAAGAAGACACACCTTACGTGTTAAACGGTGGAGATAGAATGAAAAACTGGTGTAACCATGTTTTGGACCACTGGAGAGCCGTAGACCACGGAGGTAAGAAAAGAAAAATGGATGGTGGTATGGAAAACCAATTCATTGACAACCATGAAAAAAATGGTATGAATATAAACCCTCACGATAAACACGAAAGGGGTATAAATAAATTTGATACTTCAATACAAGAAAGTATCACAAAAAGATTTAAAAGGTTAATTTAAAATGGCTGAACAGAATGACAAATTAGACTTCTCACAACCTAAAAATAAGTTGTCTGAAATCGCAGAACAGGAAAGAGCAAGACTTTTTCCTCGTAATGACTATTCTCCACTTTCTGACAAATATTCTGCAGAGCATCCAAACGCTATCGCAGATGGAGATGCTGAAGGTAGAGGAACAGGGGCATTTTTAGACGTTCACAATTTTGATGCAGGAACTATTACCGACATCAACGAAAGAACGGAAGATATCAAAGTAAATAAGTATAACTACAAAAACCAGTACAAAGTAGGAGAATAATGAAACTACAAGAAACCCTTAGAAGTGTTCTTTTGGAAGTCGCATCAATGGATGATGTCCAAAGAGCAATCAAACAAAAACAGGTTGTTACCGTATTCTATGACGGTGATGAACCAGGTGGTCGTGGTATTAGAACGATTGAACCTGTGTGTTTGGGTTTCTCAAAGGCTGGAAACAGAGTATTAAGAGCGTGGGACATGGAAGGTGCTTCCCACACCGCCACAACAGGGGAACAACCCTTACCAGGATGGAGATTATTTAGGTTAGATAAGGTAATGACCTTCAAACCTACAGGTGATAACTTTACAACTCCACGACCTGGCTATAACTTTAATGGTGATAAGAGCATGACAAGAGTCATAATCAACGCACAATTTAACGACAACAATGAATAACGATTTAATACAAAAATTAGCGATGTCCAAAAAGATTATGGACGCGTCAGATAGAATTAAACCAGGACAAACTCAAGGTGGTCTACCGATGAGTGAGAATATTGACGCCAATTACAATATCCCTCAGGATATGTTACAACCAGTCCCTCAACAACCAACACAACAAATGGCACAGGCACAACAGATGTCTCAACCACAACCCGTGACTGAGGATAGAATTCAGAATTCTAAATTACCTGATGAGATTAAACAACTTATGATGGAACACCCAATCCAACAACCTAACTTTGGTGGTGGTGGAACTGTTCTTTCTGATGATGTAATTGAAGGTGCACAGAGACTAATGGGTAGAACTCCACAACAAACAGTAACAGAGAACGTAACTGTACCTTCATCATCTAACGACTCAGACCTAAAACAAATGATTAGAGACGTTGTTAGAGATACTGTTAGAGATGTGGTTAGAGAAGAACTACAAAACGCAGGTATGTTGACTGAAGGAAACACAAAAACAAATGAATCTTTACAATTAAGAGTTGGTAAACATGTGTTTGAAGGTCGTGTAACAAAAATTAAGAAAGTTAAGTAACCACCCCCTTTTCTTATTACTGATTTTATCTTATACTTTTAACAAAATTGAAAGTATGTCAAAGATAAAAGTATTAGTACTACCCTCTGATAGAACAGGGGTGGGTAAATTCCGTTCTGTAGAACCTCACATTTTCTTACAACAATCTTTTCCTGAAGATTTCCACGTAGATATAGATTATGAACCAAAAGTTAATGACCTTAACTATTGGAAACAATATGATATGGTTTGTTACCACAGGTCTATCGGGAAAGACCCTGTTGCTTCGGTTCAAATAGTTCAGATGTTAAACCAAATGGGTATCGTAACGGTAATGGATTTAGATGACTATTGGTTACCAACAAAGGAACACCCAGCACATAATCTTGTTGTTAAAAATGAATTACATAAAAAGATTATAGACAACTTGAGAGTTGCACAATATGTGACAACCACCACTACTATTTTTGCTGAAGAGATTAAGAAAATCAATAAGAATATTTTTATCTTACCAAACGCGATTAACCCAAAAGAACCTCAGTTTATGGCTGAGACAAAACCATCGGACAAATTAAGATTCGGATGGTTGGGTGGTTCATCTCACTTACACGACTTAAAAATTCTTAAAGATGCTTTTGGAAAATTAAATTCACAAAAAGACAACTTCAATGTTTATTTATGTGGATTTGATACTCGTGGAACAATTACTGAGATTAACCCTCAGACGGGGGAACAAAAACAAAGACCTATTCAACCTCACGAAACAGTATGGGCACAATATGAACAAATATTTACCAATAACTACAATTTGGTAACTCCTGAACATAAGGAATTCCTAACAAAATATGTTCAAGAACCATATACCTTAGAAGAAAATCCATTCTATACTCGTGTGTGGACAGAACCTGTAACATCATACGCTAAGAATTATGCGAACTTTGATGTGTCATTAGCACCACTTAAAAATCATATCTTTAACCGAGTAAAATCTCAGTTGAAAGTGATTGAGGCTGGTTTTTACAAGAAGGCACTTATTGCCTCTAACATTGGTCCGTATACTATCGACTTGAAACATTCACTTCAAAATGGTAACTTTGTTGATGGTAACGCACTATTAGTCGAGGAAAGAAGAAATCACTCTGATTGGGCAAAGTGGATGAAGAAACTTATTGACAACCCATCATGGGCTGAGGATTTGGGTGAAAGACTTTATGAGACGGTATCAAAGACATATGACTTAAATATAGTAACAGAAACAAGAGCACAAATTTATAAGGAGATTGCAAAATGATAAATGTACCAAAGACAAAACTATTATTTTTTGACTTAGAAACTGTTGGGATTGAGCAGGACTACAAGACATTGAAAAATAACAAACCCGAACTTGCAAAATTGTTTGAGTCTTATCAAAACTGGATTGTAAAACGATACCCTGAAGAGGAAGGTAATTCTGTTGAAGAGATGTTTTACAATAAGGCCGCACTCATTCCTGAGTTTGCAAAAATAATAGTGGCGTCTTTTGCCTTTTATGCCCCTGACGGTAATATACACAAACAGACATTCTCTTCAGACCAAGAGATTGAAGTGTTACAAGAAATCAAAAACTTACTCACCAAAGTTGGTAAGTTAGATTTTTACCTTTGTGGACATAATATTAAAAACTTTGACATTCCAATGATTGGTAAACGCATGGTTATCAATGGAATGAAACCACCGTCAATTCTTCCTCAATACGACACAAAACCGTGGGAGATGAAAGCGGTGGACACCATGGAGATTTGGAAGTTTGGTAACAACTTCTCAATGGCATCATTAGAATTGATGTGTGTATCCATGGGTGTTTCCTCACCTAAAGATGGTGAGGTAACAGGAAACATAGTACATCAAACCTATTGGGAAACGGAAGCATTAGACCCAATTGCAACTTACTGTGAAGAGGATGTGGATGTATTAGCAAAATTAATGGATAAACTTTATAACTTAGTATAATGGGAAAACTTGGAGAAATGAGAGATGCTATGAGAGCGTTGAAAGATTTACAAAAAACTATGGGAGGTATGGACCTAAACGACCCTCAGAAGCTTTTGGATAGTATGAACTTGGATATGGATAAACTTAATGAGATGTTTGTACAACAAACAACACCACAAACAACTTTGAAGTATTCGTTCAAATCCATTAATAAAGAACCCATATACGAATACCCAACTGATTCTGGTTTTGACCTAAGAGCAAATAAAAAGGTAACTCTTGGTCCATTAGAAAGAATGTTAGTACCAACAGGTCTATTTTTAGAAATTCCTGAGGGATATGAAGTTCAAGTAAGACCTAAAAGCGGATTAGCAATCAACAAAGGTTTATCAGTCGTGAACACACCAGGAACTGTAGATGAGGGTTACACTGGTGAAGTTCAGGTTATTCTTATCAACTTAAGTAACGAAACACACACCATTGAAATTGGTGACAAGATTGCACAAGCCGTATTAACACCAGTGATGTCAGGAAAGTTTGTTAACTTACAAAGAGTCCTTAATGTTGACGATAAAGAACGTGGAGACAACGGATTTGGTTCAACAGGAAATTAATTATGTTAACAATAGGATACAGTACAAAAAAGATAGACCCTGAATTTAGAGAATATATTGAGAAATCATGTGGGTTGAAAGGTGTTGAAGTAATACCTTTTGAAAACCCTGGTACCCATTCCCTTACAGAAGTATATAATATCATTCTTGAGCAATCAACGAATGATATTGTCGTGCTTTGTCACGACGACATTTATTTTGAAAAAAGGAATTGGGGTAATAAGTTATTGAAACATTTTAAGCGAAATCCTGAATATGGAATCTTAGGTGTTGCAGGTTCAACCAAATTACCATCATCTGCAAAGTGGTGGGAAGACCCCACTCGTATGAGAGGTATAGTAAACCACGAACACGAAGGTAAAAAGTGGGAGTCAAAATACTCACCGAGCTTGGGTAATAACATTGACCCAGTGGTATTGGTTGACGGATTGTTTATGGTATTAGACAAAACTAAAATCAAACAAACCTTTGGTGAAGAGATTGAAGGGTTTCACCTTTATGATGTAGACTTTTGTGTTAAGAACTTTGTTGAAGAGGTGAACATCGGGGTTATCTATGATATCAGAATTACTCACAAATCTATCGGTCAGACCAACCAACAATGGGAAGACAACCGAGAGAAGTTCGCACAAAGACACAGTGACAAATTACCATTAAGAATTGTTCCTAACTTAGACATCAACTCACCCATTAAAGTATTACTTTCTTGTTTGTTCTTTAAGAACTACACAGGGTCAGAAATGTACGTTTATGAGTTAGCTAAAGAATTAGTTAAACTTAATTGTGATGTCACGGTATTGTCAGACACTAATGGACCACTATCAAAACAAGCCAAAAGTTATGGAATCAAATCCATATCATTACCTGAATATCCAGGTTTTAAAGTTGGTGATGGTCGTTGGGGTTTCAACACTCCTAATGGTTTCCAACCTTCACAACCAAATATGTTGTATAAGGTGGGTAACGCTGATTTTGATATCATCCATACACAACACAAACCCATCACAGAAAAGATGGTGGAATTATACCCAAACATCCCAAAACTCGCAACCATTCATTCTGAGGTCATCAGTTTGGAAGACCCAATAATCAACGACACAATTCGTGAGTATATAGCAATCCGACCTGAAATTAAGGATAAAATGGTGAATGTTGATGGTGTTGACGAATCAAAGATTTCTGTGGTATACAACCCAATTGACTCTTCTCGATTCAACACTGAAAAGACTAAAGACGATGGATATATCTTATTTGTTGGTACGATTGATTACTTAAGAGAACAATCCATTCGTGACATTGCAAACTACGCAAAAGAACAAGGTAAAGAATTATGGTTGGTCGGACATAATAGTTCTAACTACCTACCTGAGTTATTAACTCAATCACACATTAAACATTTTGAGGCAACCAATCAGGTTGAAAAATATGTTAAGAACTGTAGTGAGACTGCAGGTATCCTATTAGGTCGTACCACTATTGAGGGTTGGATGTGTGGAAAACCTGGTTGGATTTATAATGTGGATGAGGTGGGGAATATTAAAAGTAAAGAAAGGTTTGACATTCCTTCAGATATAGATAAGTTTAATTCTAAGGAAGTTGCAAAAATAATTAAACAATTATACATTAAAATATTAAAAGAATGGTAGATAGAATTACCCAGTGGATTAAAAATTACGCCGAAGAAAACAGAATTAGTTCATTAGTTGTCGGTGTTTCAGGTGGAATTGATTCGGCCTTAGTATCAACACTTTGTGCAAGAACTGGTATTCCGACACTATGTGTTTTAATGCCAATACATCAAGACCCATCACACACTGAAAGAGGATTAAATCACGTTAAGTGGTTACAGAAAGACCACTACTTAGTGGGATTACATGAATTTGATTTAACTGAGGTTTATGACAAATTTGTAGAAATAATGGATTATACCAAATCTGATTTGGGTTTTGCTAACTCTCGTTCTCGTCTTCGCATGATTACCCTTTATCAATTGGCCACATCCACTAATGGTATTGTCGTTGGTACGGGTAATAAAGTAGAAGATTTCGGTGTTGGTTTCTACACAAAATATGGTGATGGCGGTGTGGATATCTCACCAATTGCTGACCTTACAAAAACTGAGGTTTACGAGTTGGCTCGTGAGTTAGGTATCAATCAAGAAATTTTAGATGCTCAACCGACCGATGGTTTATGGGGTGATAATAGAAACGATGAAGACCAAATTGGTGCAACATACCCCGAACTTGAATGGGCGATGGAATATGAAGGTGATGGTTCTGATTTAAATAATAGACAACAACTGGTTTTAGACATCTACTTAAGCTTCCACAATAAAAATAAACATAAAATGAATCCGATTCCGGTGTTTAAAAAATGAAAAGATTAGGAGTAATTGGTGTTGGAAAGTTAGGGTTATCTTTCGCACTATTAGCAGAACATACAGGTTATGAAGTTATTGGTTCAGACATATCTAAAGATTATGTTGACCAATTAAATAACAAAACATTAAAAAGTAATGAACCATTCATTGAAGAATATTTACAATCATCTACAAAATTTACGGCAACAACAGATAATATTGATGTGATTCAAAATTGTGATATTATTTTTACTTTTGTACCGACACCATCATTACCAACAGGAGAATACAATCACGAATATGTTGAAGAAGTTATCGACGCATTTGAAGCATTACATTACACAGGTAATGATTTAACAGGTAAATTATTTGTGATTGGCTGTACAACCAACCCAGGGTACACAGACACTGTAACAGAAAGACTTCAGCCGATGGGTATGGAAGTTTGTTATAACCCTGAATTTATAGCTCAAGGTGATATTATAAATGGTTTAAAATACGCAGATATGATTCTTATTGGCACATCATCAAAAACTGAGGTTAGAAGAATTAAAGAGGTTTACTACACTTTTATGGTTGACGAACCAAAATTTAATATCATGTCTAATACTGCCGCCGAGATTACTAAGATTTCAATCAACTGTTACCTCACCACAAAAATTTCATTTGCTAATATGATTGGTGAAATTTGTAATAATAGTGGTATTGGTGATGAAATCTCTACTGTCTTATCTGCAATTGGTGATGACACCCGAGTTGGTAAAAAATATTTAAACTACGGATTTGGTTTTGGTGGTCCTTGTCTACCGAGAGACAACAGAGCACTTGGGGTACATGCGGAAAAAGTTGGTTTGGAACTTAACTTACCATTAGCAATCGACCAATTCAATATTGAGCACCACAAATATTTGGTAAATAAATTTGTTATGGAAAACCCTGACCGTAACACAACTTTTGTGTTTAACTCAGTAACCTACAAAAAAGGAACAGACATATTAACAGAATCTCAACAGTTAAATCTTTTACTTTCATTATTGGCCGAAGGATATAGTTGTGTTGTAATTGATATTGATGAAGTTATTGAAAAACTTGAGGGTCCTTTAACAAACACATACGGAGATAAAATTAAATTTCAACTAATTGGAACAATTGCAGAAGGAGTAAAAATTATTATTTAAAATTATGATTTTATATTGTTACGGAACTAGACCAGAATACATTAAAGTAAAAAAATTAATCTCACTATCTAAAGATTTACCACATAAAGTTCTTTACACAGAACAACATAAAGATTTAGTACTTGGTGATTTTGATTACAAATTAACTATTGGAGATGGTAGTAATAGATTAGATTCTATAATTTCATCAATATTATCAAATAATCTTGATGAGTGTTTTTTAGGTGTAAAATATGTCTTAGTACAAGGTGACACTGCATCTGCATTTGCATTATCATTGGCAGCATTTCACAGAAATATTAAAGTAATACATTTAGAAGCAGGTCTAAGAACATATGATAAAGAAAATCCATACCCTGAAGAATCATATAGACAATTCATTAGTAGAATAACAGATATTCATTTGTGTCCTACAGAAAATAATAAAAATAATCTATTAATGGAAAAAGTGGGTGGTGAAATTTATGTCGTTGGTAATACTGTTTTGGACAACTTAGAAAAAGGTAATACAGAATATGGTAATAATGTATTAGTAACTTTACACAGAAGAGAAAACCACGAAGAAATGGATAAGTGGTTTTATGAAGTTGAGAATCTATCTATAAAACATCCCGAATTAAATTTTATCTTACCAATCCATCCTAACCCAAATGTAAAAAAACATCAACATATTTTAAAAAATGTAATCGTTGTAGACCCACTATCTCATGATGAATTCATTAGTGAAATGAAAAAATGTAGATTATTGATATCTGACAGCGGTGGAGTCCAAGAAGAGGCGTCATTTTTTAATAAAAGAGTAATAGTTTGTCGTAAAGTAACAGAAAGAACGGAATCTATAGGTACCCATTCATTTTTATGTGATAAACCAAGTAGTTTAAATTCATTATTTGAAGAATTAGTTTATGATTATGAAATAAACAAACCATGTCCATATGGTGATGGTAATTCATCTGAAAAAATTATAGAAATATTAAAAAAGTTATGAGTGTTACAGTAGTATTAAACGGTTACAAACGAAGTGCATATTTTAAAGACCAATTAGATGCAATAAAACGTCAAACAGTTGTCCCAACAGAGATTTTATTGTGGCAAAACGCTGGAGAAGAATTTAATCCCGAATTAACTAAAGATACTGTACACGCATCGTGCAATAAAAATTTAGGAGTATGGGCTCGTTTTGCATTTGCATTAAACGCAAAAACAGAATATGTTTGTGTTTTTGATGATGATACAATACCAGGTAATCGATGGTTAGAAAATTGTTTGGAAACAATAAAAACACACGATGGTTTGTTAGGAACAATCGGTGTTAGATTTAATACAGAACAAGGTTATTCCCCCCATAGTAGGGTTGGATGGGCAAATCCAAATGAGAAAACAGAAGAGGTAGATATTGTTGGACATGCATGGTTTTTTAGAAGAGAGTGGTTATCCACATTTTGGAGAGAGTTGCCAGATATGAATCATTCTCCTTTAGTTGGAGAGGACATGCATTTTTCATATACGTTACAAAAGTATCTTAATAAGAAGACATTCGTACCGCCTCACCCCAAAGATGATTTATCATTATGGGGAAGTTTCCCAATGACTGCATGGCAAATAGGTCAAGACAAAGCGGCCATTTCAATGAATATGAATAATTTAAGTATCATGTCAAATGCCTATGTCTCTTACATAAATAAAGGGTTTAAAATAATGAGTAAAAAATGAAAACTTTTGAATCACATTTTAACTTATTAAGAGATAAACTATTAAACAATGAACATTTCGCATTTGCTAGATTCTCAGATGGTGAATTGTTTATTCTACAAAATAAAAGATTAGAACTTAATGAAAATCACTACATCATTGGGAACCAAAGAGGGGGTGGAATGTATAATAAAGAGGAACAAAAAAAATTCTTACCTGAAGTACATTCTGAAAATAGACAGATGTTAGTTGATTCATTACAACATAAACAAAAAAATTATTATAAAGGAATTTCATGTAGATGTTGTGTAAGTCATTCAGATTTTAATTTTCAAATAGAAATGGCGGGTGGAGACGATGATTATCTCACATGGTCTAATCTTTTTATTAATGGAAACTACGAAAGATATTTAAACGAAATTTTTCCATTATTTAAAACAAAAAAAGTAATAATGGTTGTGAATGAAAATGCTGACCTATCTGATTTAGGATTTAATATCGTTAAAGATTTTAGAGTAGGAACCAATTGTTTTATTAATGATGTTAATATTGTTGATTCGATTAAACACTACATATCTGAAAATAATATTGAAGACCATATTGTGTTAGTGTCTGCCGCTAGTTTATCAAACATTATTATTCATAAATTATTTAAAGAATACCCAAATAACACTTATTTTGATATTGGTAGTACTCTAAATCCAATTATGAAAATGGAAGGTTGGAAAGGCAGTAGGGTGTACTTAAGAGAACGATGGTTAGGACAGGGTAGAAACTATCTTAATAAAGTGTGCATATGGTAGATTTAAAAATGATATCAAATTCTCCCGAATATTATGAATTTATTCGTGAATTAAGAACGGACCCAAAAAATATTGGTGGTTTTGTTGAACAAGTTAGTATTACAACTGAGCAACAAAAAAAATATATGGAAAAATATTCAGAGTGCTACCAAATTTGTTTATTAAATGATGAACCAGTTGGTTTTATAGGTGTGGTGGATAAGGACATTAGATTCGCAGTAAAACCAAATCATCACGGCCAAGGAATTGGAAAATTTATGATGAAAGAATTAATTAAAACCAATAGTGATGTATTAGCAAAAGTTATGATTAATAACGTTGCTAGTTCAAAAGTGTTTGAGTCGTGTAATTTCAAACTATACAAAAAGGATGAACAATTTTTATACTATAAATTATGAACTTAAGAAAACCAAAAACCAATCCTTATAAAATAGTTAAGGATTTTGAAGATGAAGTAGCCGATTATACAGGTTCAAAATATGCAGTATCTGTCGATAGTTGCACAAACGCCCTGTTTTTAATTTGTAAGTACCTCGAAGTTACTCAGGTAACGATACCATCAAAAACTTATTTATCCGTTCCACAATCAATTATACATTCAGGAGGGGAAGTAATTTTTGATAAATCAGAAGAAACAAATAATTGGAAAGGAATCTATCAATTAAAACCATACCCAATTTATGACGCTGCTAAAAGATTCACATCAAATATGTATATCCCAAACACATATATGGCTTTATCTTTTCACATCAAAAAACATTTAAAAATAGGAAAAGGTGGAATGATTTTAACTGACAATGAAGATGCCGTTAAATGGTTCAAACAAGCCAGATATGAAGGACGTAATGAAGTGTTGTATCACGAAGATGATATAAAAATGTTAGGGTGGAATATGTATATGACCCCACAACAAGCGTCTCATGGTTTATCCCTAATGCAAAATTATCCTTTAAATGTTCCAGATTTAGATGAAAACAATGGTTATCGAGATTTAACTGAGTTTACGGTTTTTAAAAACTGTAAAGTAAAATAAGTCTTAAAATATTATGATAACTTTTTCACAATTAGGTTCATATGGAAGATTAGGCAATCAAATATTTCAATATGCCTTGTTAAAATCTGTTAACATTAAAACGGGCTATGATATTGTTTTACCACACAATTTATACAATAGAACGCACCATGGACAAAAATGTTTATTAAACAATTTTAAATTACCATCCTGTAATTACGGTAAGATTTCATTTGAACATATGTTTACTGAAAAACAAAACAGATTATACGATGAAGAAGTTTATACCATAAAAGATAATACTAATTTTAGTGGGTTTTTTCAAAACCCAAATTATTATACAAACATAAGGGAAGAGTTAATCAATGAATTTGAAATGATTGACCCAATACAAGAAAAAATTAATAATTATCTAAATTCTAAAGGTACAACCGTATCATTACACGTTAGGCGTGGTGACATTAGTGATGGTACAAATCCCATTGATACTTCATGGTCTAATGACTTTTCTATTGGTTCGGTCCAATATGAATATTATAAAAAATCAATCGATTCTATACCTGAAAATAGTACAATATTACTATTTACTGGTGGGTCACGAAAAAACACCACAGATGATGATATTAAATGGTGTAAAGAACACTTCAAAGATGAAAGAATAGTTTTTGTTGATGGATTTAATGATATTGAAACTTTTGGTTTAATGAAATCGTGTGATTATAATATAACATCATTTGCATCAACATTTTCTTGGTGGGCATCGTTTTTAAATAAAAATAATAATGTAATTGCCCCTAAAAAATACTACCCTTCGGAAAATATTGAACCATCAACTATCTATCCTAAAAATTGGAAATTATTATGAAAAATATAGTAGTACTTGGAGGTGGAGGATTTATTGGAGGCCACCTATCTAAAAGACTAAAAGATGAAGGTAACAATGTTACCATTTGTGATATTAAAACACATGAATATTGGCCATTACATGAAATATGTCATGAATTTATTATTGGAGATTTAAGAGACCCTAACGTGGTTTCTAAAGTCATTAAAGAAGGAACTGACGAAGTATATCAATTAGCTGCGGATATGGGTGGTGCTGGTTATATCTTTACAGGAGATAACGACGCTAACGTAATGCACAATTCAGCACTAATCAATTTGAATGTGGTTCACGAGTGTGTGAAGAAAGGCGTGAGTAAAGTATTTTATTCATCATCGGCATGTATGTACCCCGAACACAATCAGTTAGACCCTGACAACCCTAACTGTGAGGAATCATCAGCATATCCTGCAAATCCTGACTCTGAGTATGGTTGGGAAAAACTATTCTCTGAGAGGTTGTTTTTAGCATTTAATCGTAACTACGGATTGGATGTAAGAATCGCTCGTTTCCACAACATTTTTGGACCTATGGGTACATGGACGGGTGGAAAGGAAAAGGCACCTGCTGCGATGTGTAGAAAGGTCGCCGAAGGTGAAACCGAGATTGAAGTATGGGGTGATGGACAACAAACACGTTCGTTCCTATATGTTGATGAATGTGTAGAAGCAGTATTAAAACTAATGGAGTCCGACTTCTTAGGACCTGTTAATATTGGTTCAGAAGAGATGGTCACCATCAATGAGCTTGCACAGATGTCTATTGATATCTCAGGAAAAGATATTAAGATTAAGAATATAGGAGGACAAGATTTCATTGACAAATATGGGTTCAGTTGTCCCGTGGGTGTTAGAGGAAGAAACTCCGATAATAAACTTTATAAAGAAAAAGTTGGTTGGGAAGTATCCCAACCCTTAAGAGTAGGTATGGAAAAGACGTATAATTGGATTAATGAACAAGTAGAAAAAAGTGATAAAACTTATATCTATGAAAGCCCTGATAAGGGAAAAACCGTGTACAGAAGAGAATTTGGTGCAGACCACAACACAAGAGAACTTGTTAAATAATTAATCATATAATTAATGGCTACTAAAGGTAGAAGAAGTGAACATAACCCTAAGAAATCACGCAAAGAGATTATCAGGGAAATTATAGGGAAGACCCCAAGAAAGAAGTTTCTTTCTGAAAGTCAAAAAATATATTACCAAACACTTTGTGATAGTGAAATTACAATTTGTACAGGACCTGCCGGTGTCGGTAAATCATACGTAGCGATGAGTGCGGCAGTTCAACTACTATTAGACGAGAGTAACTCTTATGAGAAAATCATCATCGTTAGACCAGCAGTTGAGGCGGAAGAAAAACTCGGAGCTTTACCAGGTAACTTAGAGGAAAAATTAGACCCATATATTTTTCCATCATATTACCTACTGAATAAAATTATAGGTAAAGAGGCAAGAGAAAAACTAAAAGAACATGACATCATTGAAGTGTTCGCTTTGGCATACATGAGGGGTATGAATATTGATAACTCGATTTTAATTTTTGAGGAAGCTCAAAACTCTACACCCTCACAGATGAAACTATTATTGACAAGAATCGGGTTCAATAGTAAGTTTTTCATATCGGGAGATATTGACCAGACTGACCGATATAAAGATAAAACACACTCGGGTCTATATGATGCGATGAGTAAGTTCACCGATTTAGATGAGGTGGGTACTTTTGATTTCGGTACTGAAGATATTATCAGAAACCCAATCATCAGTAAAATATTGAAAAAATACGAATGAAAATAGCGTTTGAAGTTAATGGTGTATTAAGAAATACTTTTGGTAAGGCCGAAGAGGTTTATCAAAAGTTTTTCATTGACGATTATGTTGGGGAAGAAGGTGAAGAGGAATTTGAGTATAAATTAAATCTACCTATTACCTCAACAACTCTGAGTAGTCACTTCGTATTTCAAGATGAAGAAAGACTTATGGAATTCTTTTATGTGGATTTCCCTATGAATATCTTTGGACACTCACAATCAACAGAAAATTCAACATTTCACGACTTGAATGACATTTACAAAGACTTAAGAGATGACCACGAATTGGTTATTATCTCTAATGAAATTGAGAAGTCTAAACCAGCAACTTTGTTCTTCTTATCTAAGTTTGGGTGTATGTTTGAGAAGATAGTTTTCTATAACCAATACACTGAGGATGAAGTATTATCTGAGTTTGATTTAGTCATATCCGCACAACCACAGATTTTAGAAAAAGATTTAGGATATAAGACTGTTAAATATAAAACCACGTATAATGAAGAAATTCCTTCTGATTACGATATAGAAATTTTGAAGGATTTTAAAGATTTATACGAAAAACTTAATTTAAAATGATAGAAATTTTAGGACACACCTACTACATTGACATGGATGTATTAGAAAACTTTGTTGAGCTGAAAGACTTCAAACCAACAGAAGAAGAAGATAAGGACCACCAACATTTCTCAATCATTAAGTTTGAACTAATCAAAATGATGATTGAAGTTGTCCTAACCGAAAGGGTGGATGAAATGGATGAAAATTTGGGAATGCATAACGCAAGAAGTACAAGTATTCCCTTTCGTATTGCATTTAATACATTATTAAGACATAACATTATTAAATATATTGACTAATGGACCAAGATACTATTAAAAAAGTAGAACTCTCAATTGAGAAGTTGAAAGAAAAAACATCAAGAATTTACCTTATGGTTCAAGATACTAAAGGTAACGCAAAGGCAGGTATTCGTCATACTTACCAAATCGCATTAACATTGAAAGATAACGGTTTCAATCCAATCATTTTACATGAGTCTACTGATTATACTGGAGTAGGAGAATGGTTAGGTGAAGAATACATGGAAATCCCCCATCAGGCAATTGAAGGTCAAAACCTACAAATCTCTCCTGAAGATTTTGTTGTTGTACCTGAATTATATGGTCACGTAATGGAACAGATTAAAAATTTACCATGTGGTAAAATTGTACTTTGTCAATCGTATGATTATATGTTAGAGACAATTCAACCAGGTATGAATTGGTCTATGAATGGATTCCTAAAAGGGATTACTACAAGTGAACCTCAAAAGGTTTATATCAATGGTATCATGAAAAATACTACAGTTGATATCATCAAACCTCTAATCCCTGAGATATTCACAAAAAAACCTATCCCACCGAAACCAATCATTGCAATCCACACTCGTGACCAAAGAGATACCATGAAGATTATTAAGTCATTTTACTTAAAATATCCTCAATTTAGATGGGTCACTTTCCGTGACATGAGAGGTCTTTCACAAGAAGAATTTGTAACAAATCTACAGGAATCATTTGTTTCTGTTTGGGTTGATGATATTAGTGGTTTTGGAACATTCCCATTAGAAAGTATGGCTTGTGGTACACCAGTAGTCGGTAAAGTTCCAAATATGAAACCTGAATGGATGACAGACACTAACGGTGTATGGTCATATGAAACCAATAATATGGTTGATATTATCGCTGAATACACTCAGAATTGGTTGGAAGATAATATCTCTGAACAACTTTACACAACGGGTATTGAGACAGCATCTTCGTATCAAAATAAAACTGAATTTGACTCTGAAGTAGTTTCAATATTCTCCACTTACTTAGATGTGAGACTCCAGAATTTCCAATCACAATTAGATAAACTTACAGTAACAGAAGAAACAGAATAACTATGAAAGATATATCAGTAATCCTACCTGTTGAGAGTTCAAAACATAAGAACTTCTCAGATTTGTTTACAAACGCAATCGTTTCAGTAATAAATCAATCCGTACAACCAAAAGAGTTGGTTTTAGTACACACAAATGAAGAATCATTAGTCAACTATCTGAATGATTTTGACTTCAGTGGTTTAACAGTAAACATGGTTGAAAATAAAGGTAATTCGGACTTTGCTTCTCAAATGAACTTAGGCGTTGAAAATGCAACATCAGAATGGGTTTCATTTTTAGAGTTTGATGATGAGTATTCATCAATTTGGTTCAAGAATGTCCAAGACTATATCACCGCACACCCCGATGTTAAAGCATTCCTTTCATTAGTGGTTGACGTAGATGAAAGAGGTACTTTCGCTGGATTCACTAACGAAGCAACATTCGCAGCATCTATGAATAGTGAGATTGGATATTTAACCAATGAAGTATTATTAGATTATCAAAATTTCCAATCTGCGGGTATGGTGATTCAAAAAGAAACATACCAAACATTAGGTGGTTTCAAACCATCAATGAGGTTAACCTTTGTTTATGAATTCTTATTACGATTAACATATAATTCTACAAGAATTATGACTATCCCAAGAATTGGATACAAACACCTTAATATGAGAGAGGGTTCAATTTTTTGGAATTACAAAAATGGTAGTAAAAAAGTGACTGAAGATGAAGTTAAATTTTGGTTAGAGTCAGCAAAGAAAGAACATTTCTTTACCGAAGATAGAAACATAAAATACGAACCTGAAAATGTTTAATGCTTTTATCAGGAAATACAAATTCTCCGGAACCTACCCCAACTAAAAAAAGGGGTAGGAAGCCGAAGACTACGACAAATTATTTTGACGTTAGAGAGGAACGAGCAGTCATAAGGTTCCTTTCCGCCTCTACCTATCAGGAGAAGAATGAGATATATAACGAATACCTCAGAGCACCCCTTGACAAGATGATTGAATCTATTATTAGACGTTACAAACTTTACCGTAAAGGTATGGAATTTCAAGACATCCATGTAGATACCCACTCATTCTTGATTACTAAAGTAGACAAATTTAAACCAGCAAAAGGTAAGAAGGCTTATTCTTATTTTGGTACCATATGTAAAAATTATTTGATGGGTCAAATCATCAAAGACCAAAAAGACCAAAACAGAAAAATATCTTACGAAGACATCTCAACATCTTTAGAAAACAGACCTGATTTAATTTATCACTTAGAACACGATAAGATTGAACCTAGTCAAGTCATAAAACATTTCTTAAAAGAAATGGAAGACTTTATGGAAGAAACCAACCTTAACAAAAATGAGGTTAAACTAGGATATGCATTGTTAGAGCTTTTTGAAAACTATGAAACCATTTTTATTGGGACTGACAACAACAAGTTCAATAAAAATATCATCCTTCTTTCATTAAGAGAGATGACAAATATGTCAACCAAAGAGATTAGAACCTCAATGAAAAAATACAAGACATTGTATTACGAATTAGTGAAAAAAATCAATAATTTATAAAATTTGTTCCAAAGATATTTATAAGTAATGGGACGACCAAAGAAAAAAGAAATATCGTTAAATAAAGACTCTGTTTTAAGTCTTATGCAAGAAATCTACAATGAACTTGTAGAACAAAGGTCTACTGCAGTAAGAATACAAAACAAAATGTTGGCAATGCTCAAAGACCCGAAAGACATGACTGTAATCGGTCCAGTAATCAAAGAACAACAAAAGATTATTAACGATACTATTGAGAAGAAACTATCATTATCAAAACTACAATCTTCTATTTGGGGGAAATCCGAAAACACCTCAGATGAAAACTTCAGTATTTCTGATATGGATGATGATGTTCTTTCAGCATTAATTCAAAAAGATTCCGATACAAGTAAAGATAACTCTGAAGGGTATAAATTAGAATAAAATTACACTCCAATGGGTACTGACTTAAACAAAGATTATAAAGATATAAAGTCTAAGATTCAGGCGTATCAAACTACTAATGAATCAAAAAAAGATTTATCTCAAATCATCAAAGATAATTTAGGGGATAACTTTGAGGAATCAAAAAAGAATCACTTTAGTAGTTTAAACGAGTGGGGCGACACTGTTGATGGAATGACTCAACAGAAGAAAAAGCAAATGCAAGACATTGCTAAAACTCAGTTAGACCAACTCACAGAAATTTTTATGGTATCCGTTAAAAGTGCAGATGGAACTATTGGTTCTTTGAAATCTGTGGATAAATTAATTGATATCTACAATGACACAATCCTGAACACCAAAGACAGGATTCGTGAAATCTTTATTAAGGAAACTATATCATCTTTAGGTTGTTCCGAAGAACAGACGTTTAGTACGTCGCCAATCTACCTAAGAGTACAATCAGTGGACCTATACAAAAAATTACTGAATAACCCTGATGGTGATACTGAGTCTTTATTATTTGAATCTCAAACAACACCTAACGGAACCGTACCATATTCAATGAATAAAGAGTTATACAATCGCACACAAAATTTGGGTATTTCATTCTCACAGGAGTACGGTAACCAATACCAAGGAGCGTCCAAAAATGGTATTATGAATATCACCTATGTTGACCAAGATAATAACGGTAACTTGGGTGATTATTTAAAGATTGATTTACAGAACAATCCTAATAACGTTAACAGTGTTACTCAATTCCTAACAGACTATTACACATCAATCAATATGGTTGATATTGATGAGTTAATCACTGTTATAATGGATAACTTAACCAATGCAGTTTCATTTGATTTAGGTGTGGATATCAATTTCAAAGAACAAGAGAGTAAATTAATGAGATTATTACAAAGAATCTTAGGTCTATGTTTTGATACTACTAAAGAGATTGATGTTTCAGGTATAGCCAAAGTATCGGCATTAGATAATGTTGATGAAAGTTTCTTTGATTTTACAAATACAGAATTAAGAAATATTGAAAGTGAACTTGAAGATTACGTTAAAGGTGTTGTTGAATTTACTGACTGTGATAACGTTAAATTACCGATGGATAATCAAGCGGTTATTAATTACATCAAAGATGCCAGAGGAGAAACTACGGAAAAAAATAAGTTAAATAAAATGGTAGAGGCTTTAGATAAGTTGTCTGAAAACGAAGAGTGGAAGTTACAAATTCCAAGTATCAACATCAATGCGGCCATCAAGTTTGACTTATTGGGTATCATCCCTAAGAGTATTATGCAAGTTCTTTTATCACCTAAAAACCTATTAGGGTTTATGACTATGTTTAAAGCAATTCAAAACAACATAGTAGACCTTATAGAAGATTTGGAAGATTTCTTCTTAACATTCAAATCTTTCTTAATTGAAGTGATGAGTAAAATTGGGTCCATATTTGTTGAAGAACTTTTTAAGAATATCAAAAATAACTTAGCACAGTTAGTAAGACTTATTATTACAGATATTGCTAAGGAATCAAGAGATGCAAGAGCCAAAATGATTTTTACAGTACTTGAAACTGTAATTATTCTCGCGGATGGATTCTTAGACTGGCGACAATGTAAGTCAGTGGTTGATGAACTATTTAAACTACTACAGATTGCAGGTAGAAATTTAGATTTAGGTCTACCATCATTTGCACTGTCATTATCAAGATTCCTACCAGGGATGTCAGAGACAAGAGTATATACTAACTTTATAGAGGAGATGCAAAAAAGTGGAGTTCCAACTGGTGACTTACCAGACGGTTCACCTAATATTGCATTACAAGCCAACTTTTCTCTTATCAAAGGTCAATTCAAAGAAATGCACGAAAACGGTAAGACAGAAGTCAGTTTAGACCCTATAAGTATTATCGGTGGTAGCACAACAGGGGTTGTTAAAGCATATGGAAAATCATATTAATATGGAGAATCAAGAAAAAATACAAACCATTATTTCAGATTACAAAAATAGAAGTAATTCTGACTTGAAATATGCATTGACTGAACTTAGCCAAGATTTTGAGGAAACAAAGTCATTACTCATAAAACTTTCAACACACTTAGATTCCACAGAAAAAATCTATAACGATATCTTGAAAGAATATAAAAACAGAGGTAATAAGTAATGGCGATAACACCATCACAACAAAGTTTTAATTCAGGTCTCAATCTACCCTTGAATTTTAGACAAATTATCTTCCAAGGTACTGTGGTAGATAATCAGGACCCTTTCATGCTTGGTAGAATACGTGTTTATCCTGAAGACCAAAATATTTCTAATCGTTTGGGTTCTATACCAAATTGGGACGAAACTAAAGATAAATGGACAGATAAAGACCCTTTTGTGTTCCTTCCTCTTCTTCCATACTTTGTGTATCAGGTACCCAAGGTTAACGAATATGTACATATTTTATACACTAACCCACAGATAAAGACCCTTAAAAACCAATATTACGTTCAAGGACCATTCTCATCACCAACGAGTATTTTCTTTGAAGATTCTGACTCAGCAAAAACATTCCTTAATGCTGGTGCACAAAATAAAAAATACCAACCGTTAAAGAATAAGTCAGGAGAACTATATGAACCGAAAACTAAAGGTGTTTTCCCTGAACCTGGTGATGTTGCAATTATGGGTAGAAACAATACTGACGTGGTATTGAAAGATGGTGAGATTTTAATTCGTGCAGGTAAACACAACAGGTTCAATCGTAAACAACTACCAACTGCAAAAACAGACAGAGCATTTATTCAGTTAACACAATATAACACAAAAGAACAATATGCAGGTGTTAAGACACGATATAAGATTAATCAAGAAGATACCAACATAAAAAAATTAATAGAGTACGAAATTTTTAATCCTGAAAATATTTTCAGTGCGTTTACAGGACAAATTATATTATACTCAATTGAACCTGATGAATCTTCTGGTTCCACAAGGGTATCTAGCGTTACTGTGGCATCAAACCTTGAAAGTTTTAAAAGGATTCAGTACATCAAGCAATTTAATAGTCTGTCTTTGTTTCAAGTAGCCAAACTTGTTAATTCATTCATTAACGATGTCATGAAGGGTAGAATGGAGAGTGGTTTAACTATTAATAACCAATACCCTTTGTATTTCCGTCCAAATCCGCAAAACACAAAAGTGGTTAGAGAAATCAACTCAAATACTGATTTTGAATCATACGCCAATTTAACAATGTTATTTCCCTTAATTAAACCGACAGAATTCTCAAGTAACATCATGGGTGGAGGATTAGTCTACGATAAAAAAGGAAAATCAACAAGACCTACAAAAATTGAAAAGGAGAAGTTTAGACCCAAACAGATTCTTAATCAGGATAACACTGTGGGTATTATGGGTGCCAACCAACTTTATTTATTAGCACACGATAGTGTGAATCCAAGTAAATCTAAGATTAACTTAGCAGATACCATCTACGGTATTGACCAAACAAAATTAGTCAATGAAATACAACCAAAAACTTCATCGGTAGTGAGAGGTGAAGAATTGTTACAACTTATAGAACTCATTGTAAGATTCTTAGCCACTCACGTACATCCATACCCCGGTATGCCACCTGTACCTGTAACTACTGACGGTACAAGAGTTGAAGACTTATTGAAAGAGCTATTAGAATCAAGTACTAAAATATTAAATAAAAATATTCGTATAAACTAAGTATTTATAGTAAAAACGAATAATGTCAATTTACAAGTCATATTTCAAACGTAACGATACGTTAATCTTTAATTCTTATACCAACACAGGTAGAAACCCTGTTGTTGAACTTTTCTTTGGTAGAGTAGATAATCTAAACTCACCTAAAGGTTATTCACGTTTTATTTTTGACATTGACTTAACTGAACTTCAGACAAAACTTTCTAATGGTGAAATCTCAACAGGTTGTACTGCAGATATGACACACACTCTTCGTATGACGAATACATCGTCTTTTGATATGGAGTTGTTGAACTCTACATGGTCCAACGGTAGAAGAAGAGCAACATCATTTGATTTAGTATTGTTCCGTATCCCTAAAGTTTCAGGTGCAACTGGTAACCCACAAACATGGGACGAGGGTGTAGGTGAAGATTATTACAATGTAAATGACGTGTTTGAAGGTAATAAGTCTTTCTCTGATAGACCAGTAAATTGGTATCAAAGAAGTACAGTAAAGAATTGGTCTCTTCCCGGCATCTATGACAATTCAAACGGAAACTCAAACTCAGGTTTAAACTATTCAGGTCTTACCATTGTAGATACTCAACATTTTGAGTTTGGTAATGAGGATATTGAGTTTGACATGACCAACGAAATTAATAACATACTTACAGGTGCAACCACAGGTGTGACTGGTTGGGGTGTAGCATTTGTACCTGAAGTTGAAAACATCACAGGTATGACTGAGAATTATTCTGTTGGGTTCTTCTCTCGTCACACACAAACATTCTACGAGCCTTATTTGGAAACAAATTACGACGACTTGATTCAAGATGATAGATATACTTTCTATCAAGGAAAATCAAATAAACTTTACTTATACGCTTACGTTAACGGTAATCCAATTAACTTAGACAACGACCCCGTTGTTGATATTATAGACGACAATGACGATATCATATATACACTAACAGGGTGTAGTAGAACTAAAGGGGTTTACGAAATTACTGTACCACCAATTACAGGTGTGACTTCAGTACCTTGTATGTTCTATGATAATTGGAGAGAGTTATCTTACAACGGTGATTCAATATCTGCGATTGAAAACGAATTTGTACTTCTTAAAAGTGGAGATTACTTCACGTTAGGAACGAGAACAGAGGAACCATCTTTATATGGTTTTGACTTCAACGGTATCCTACAAAATGAGAAAATCCTCAATACTGACATTAGAAAAGTCAATGTAACCCTTAAAAAGGCTTACACCGCCAAAGAAGTACTTAAACATGTAGATTGTTACTACAGAGTTTACGTGAAAGAAGGTAGTACAGAGGTTCAGGTTCAAGATTGGACACAAATCAACCGAACCGCAGACGGATACTACTTCGTATTTGATACGACAGACAAGATACCAAATGAATATTTTATAGATATTAAGGTGAACACCGACCGCGAAGTGAATACTTATAAAAGAGAACTACAATTCCAAATCGTTAACAAGAAATGAGAAAAGTAAAAATTACAGAGGCACAGTTAGAAGAAATCGTCAGAAGAGTTATTGACGAAAAGAAAAAGTCTAAGAAGAAAAAGAAAGATACGACGTTATGTTCTCGTGGTAAAAACGCTGCAAAAGCAAAATATGATGTTTACCCATCCGCATATGCCAATGGTTATGCGGTCCAAGTCTGTAAAGGCAAGATGCCTGGATTGGACGGGAAAAAAAGATGTTCAGGAAAGTATTGTTCAGGTAAGAAATAATTCTTATCTTTGTGTTTGTAAAAAAAATTGTGTCATGTCGTATATCTGTACAACCTATCAGTTGAAGAATAAGAAGGATGATAAAGTCCTAATGGAAGTAAGTGCAAGTTCCGTAGAAAGAGCTATGGATTATATTTATGAATCTATGCCTGAAGCATATAGTCCTGACTATATGATTACACCGAAACCGTTAAGTACTACACCTTCTATAATTAACGAACTAACGAGTTGATAACCCACTCGTAACCTTTAAGACCCCCATAAGATAGATAAGTCATATTGTCCTTATCATTTTGGGGGTTTCTGCTTTCTGTAATATAAGACTTATCACAAAAAGATTTGATTTTCTCTAATACCTCTCTTGAAACATACTGACTTTCCAAAAGTGTATTGGCTATTTTCATGTCAACACCTGACTTTTTAATTCTATATAAGTTCTTCTTAACAGACTCTCTAACTACTTTTGGAACTCTGAACTTATCAAACCCCTCATCAATGGTAATTTTAAGGTCACCAGTACCTTTAATTACCCTATGATATACCATCTTAGGTATGAAGTATGTTTGTCCTTCCTGCAAGACCTGAGGTAGTTCCTCGTCCATCTGTAACATCCAACCATTACTCTCCTCAACAAAAACCTCACGGTCACATCTGTCTCTGTGCCATACCAATTCCTCAGTGTCCACATTTTCAGTGAATACTCTTTTGAACTTATACTTACTGATATTTTCTTGACTATATACCATTACCAAAATCTTCCTGGTACATTCTTACCAAAGTCTTTATGTGCTCTACACGCCCAATACCCTGCTTTAGTCTTATCTTTCTTCTTCTCACACTGATGTCTCGCAGCGAATGATTTACGAGCTTCAGGGTCATTCCACTTGGCAGTCATAACAGGGGAACCGTAACTAACCTTTTTAATCTTACCCGTCTTTGGGTTACGAACATAAACATACCATTTCTTAGAACCACCTGATTTTGGTTTACCTAATTCAACCTTTTTACCCTTATACTCGGCCTCATTCACCATAGGGAAATCTAATGGTAATCTTTCACCTTCGTAGATAAAGAACTTACCTCTATCCGATTCTAATAATTCAATATCTTCCTCAGACCACTCACCAAACCCTTTGTTATATAATTCACGAGCTTCATTGATTACTTCAAAATACTTTGGACTACCGTGTCTAAACGCATTTTCAGTCAAACTAATGTCATTATCAATATGGTATTGCAAGTTTTCAGATATCGTCTGTTTTACTTGAATATACTCTTGTAGAATATTCTGAATCATATTCGTATCAATAGACTCTTTTTTGTAGTTCTTAACTTTGATACGTGTCGGCTTTTGACCTTTACCCGTTTGAGGGTCTTTCTTTTCCTTTTCTCTCTTTCTTCTACAAGCAGAATCTTTTTCAGATTGGGACATTTTACCCGCAACACCTGCTCCTCTACATACAGGATACCCACCTTCATCCGCATCCTTACGACCACAAGGAGGATGTCCTCCACCTTTTTTCTTTTTACAAATGTTTACCCAAGGACCCTTTGGTTGTGAAGAACCTTTCTTTTTCTTCTTTTTACCAAACCAAACCGCTAAATCTTCACTTAGAATATATTTACTCATAACTTGACAATCGTATATTAATGTTATACACTTAATAAATACTCAGAAAAAGATAAACAAAACAATATTTCACAAAATGGCAAAAAGTAAAAAAACTAAAACTACCGAAGAAATGGTAGAACAGGTATTAGAAGAAACTACACAAGAAAGTACTGAACAATCAGGTCCTCAACCTATTGGTCAATTATTCAACACCATCAATTATAACAACATGGATGACTTGAATAACTTTATTACTAATATGACACCTGACCAAGGTTTATACATTTTAGTTCAAGCAACACGAGCAGCACAATCAAGAGGAGCTTACGGAATGGAAGAAACTGAAACCATCTCAAAAGCTATCAGAGTATTGACCAATCCTTCGGGTCAGCCTCAGGAAGTCTCAGGACAACCTGAAGTAAAAGTGGAGGAATAATTTTTAGTTTAGTTGAAGATGGGGAGTTTTACTCCCCATTTTTATGCTAAAAAATTTTGCATAATAATTTTTACTATGACTAAAAATGAAATATCAAACAAAATCGTAGAAAATGAAATGGTAATGTTGCGTGCCATTTGGGACGGTCATAAACCTAACACGTCGGACCAATTTCAGTCACTTAGAGTTGAAAATGAAATATTAAGATGTCTTTATCACGGAGAAGATTCTTCACATTGTAAAAGACAGTATAGAAAATAAAAAAGGGGACCTAATGGTCCCCTTTATTATTGATATTAAGATATATTATCTTAAAGAGTTCAAATCGAACGTTCTAACACCATCAACAGTGATTACACCATAGAAACGGTTATTAACCATTTTCTTAGCGTATCTAGTCATGATACCTTTGATTGGTGTGAAGTTGAATGGGTTGTACATAGTTGGTGTCAACTGTAGTGGTACGTATGGTGCGTACACATAACCAGTATCCAACAATGAAGAACCTTTGTGACCCATCAATACAGTGTTTGGTGGGAAGTAAGGGTCACGGTAAACTTGATATCTACCTGATAACGTACCTACTCTCTCAATACCCATGTTGTATTGGTCTTGGTCTGGTGCCGCGTTAGATACGTGGAAGTATTCTAAGTCGTCAAAGATTGCTGAAATTTCAGAAGAAACTACAATCCAGTTAGCACCACCTCTTAATGTTGATTTGTGAATTTGAGCTGAGATTTGGTTAATCGCAGTAATCAATGTTTGGTTCCAATCCTTCTGGTTGTAGTTAACAGAACCGTTGTTAACTCTCTTCCATCCGTTGTAGTCCCATCTTAATGACCATGCAGCACCTTTTCTCAAGTCTCTTAAGATTTCACGGTCAATCTCTGCCGCCACTTGCTCAGACAATAAAGCTGTCAATTCAGCTTCAGCGTCAATGTTGTGGAATGCAGAAACGTCTTGTGCAAGTTCTGGAGACCATTGTGCTCTTAATTTTCTTTCTGTTACAGAAACAGTAACTGCTTCCAAATCAAAAGAAACCTCACCAATTGCATCTTCGAATTCTAATGTTTCGTAGATTCTGTAAGTTGCTTCAAATGCAGGTGCAGTAGCACTCAATGCAGCACCAAATGTAGTTCCTGAGTAACCGTCAGTCGAAGTTGTTGTACCAATAGCAACTGGAGTTGATGTGTCAATATCTAAGTAAATTTTACCTTCAGCGTCACAGATGTTATCATATGAACCACCAGGACCTGTACTTGGGAAAGATGTAGATTGCTTAGAACCATACTGTACGATACCTTTACCGTACTTCTGAGTTACAACATTAAAGTTGTAGTATGGAGTATCACCACTACTTCTTACTTCTAATGAAGATAAGAATTCTTCAGTGTCCATTGCGTTACCATCAGGACCAATTAGTTTACCAGCTCCATCAGAAGAGAAACCCGATAATACTACAATGATACTTCTTTGTTCACCTGAGTAATAAGTATCAGCTGAAGTATTAGCCGCTTGTACTAATTGAGAACCGTCCCATCTGTAATTAACCAATGCCTTAGTTACTTCTGAATAACGACCTTTTGAATAATCGAAAAGACCTGCTGGGTCAGAATTTGGTGTTGCTCCTTCATAGAAACGGTCATACAAGTTTTTGTCAGTTGACGAGTAACCTGTAGTGCTAGAAGAAGGACCTCCTGGTGCACCGAATGGTTTATAGTGCTCACCTGCGTTACCGTTAGCATTTGCACTTTGGATTTTAGGTACAAAGTAGAACAATTTACCGATTGGTAAGTTCATAGCTTGTACAGATACGATATCGTTAGCTAATAATTTAGAGAATACTCTTCTAACGATAGGAAAGACTACAGTTTCAAATGAACCTGAGTCAGAAGCGTTTGCTGCTTCGTTGATTAAGTGAGACGCTTGGTTTTCGTACAATTGTGCCACGTTTTCTTTTAAGTGACCTTTCAATCCGTCCAAGAAACCTAATTTGTCCCATTTGTTGATTGTGTCTTCTTTGATAACTTTCAAGTGCTTAAGACCGATGTTACCAACAAGACCTGATTCTAATAATGCTCCCATTTTTAATAATATTTAAGGAATATGTTTATTTAATTATTTTCGTCATCAAATCCTTCATTCTCATGAACTGAGGATTTTCATACGTTTTGTTTTCAATAAGATTTGCAGATGAACCTTTAACAGGAGTCTTAGATACTTTCTCAGAAACTGATTCTGAAATTGTATTAGCCTCCTTGCTATCAAACTCTTCTTTCAAAGTCTTATATAAACTTTTTGATTCTTTCAATGTTTCTACTGAATCGAATCTTCTAAGGATGTTGATTTTCTCTTGCTTCGTTGTCGTATTTTCTGTGAATAAACGAGTTGCGTAAGCCAAGTTAGAATTGAAGACAGCAACTTCGTTCAACTTCTCTTTGAAGATGTTAAGTGCCTTACGGTACTCTTCATTCTTTTCTCTAAGTTGTTGAATTTCTTTTTGTGCTTCTTCACCTAAACGTGCTTTGTTAGGTACTGAGTGTGGTTTTGGTAAACCTTTAGATTTGTCAGATGATGCATCCTGTCCAGCAGCGTGACTTCTCATCATACCTTCAACAGCTTCACCTTCCACTTCTTCTTCGTCCATACTCTTATCACCAGAGTACTTTCTTTCATCGTCTGCTTTTTCCATTCCTTCGCTTTCTTTTCTTCTGTCAGCTAAAGATTGTTTTTTGTCAGACTCTTTACCATTTTTCATACCCAAAGAATCGTCTAAGTCGTCGTTATAACCTTCTTCCATCTCTTCTTTTTGATATCCTTCTTTATACTCTTCATCCATATCATCCTCTTCAGACATTTCAATTTCGTAAACAACTTCGTCCATTTCTTCGTCCATGTCACCTCCGTGCATTTCTTCTTCAACTTCCTCACCCATTTCTTTCATCTTTTCTTCAGATTCCATTTGGATTTTGTATTCAACGTCAGCTTCGTTATCTTTAAGTGAAATTTCGTCATCATCTTGAGAGATAATGATTCCATCTTCTTCACCCATAGCCTTGAAAACCTTTAAGATTTCCTCGTCAGATGCTCCCGTCAAATCAAGAGGCAAGAGAACCTCTTCTTCATCATCAACTTCCAACTCATCACCAGGTAAGTCCATACCCAACATATCTTCTACGTCTTCCATGTCCATTTCCCCGTCTTCGTCTTCCATTTCTGAATCATCAGACTCCATGTCACCCATTTCGTCTTCTAAGTCTTCAATGTCAAGTTCCATTTCTTGTTCAGCCATTTCTAGCTCTTTTCCATCTTCTGAACCTTCTTCCATCTCAACTTCTTCAATCATATCATCCTCTTCAGATAATGATTCTTTTACTAATTCACTGATTTCTTCCTTCATAGTAGAAGCAAGTATTCCTTTTGCGTTTTCCGTTACGGCTTCCTCCAAATTTTTCATTTGTAGTAGTGCCTCTTCAACTAATGATTTTTTAGTTTCGTTTGCCATTTTTTACTTTTTGCGCAAATGTTTATTAATTCTTATAATATAAATAGTCTAAAATGTTAAAAAATATCACATCTGAAATATACGGGCATAAAAAAATCGGAAGTCACCCTCCGATTCTTAAATTTTTTGGTTTGGTTTTTGTTATTCGTAAACCTCGTCAATTTTGCTTTCAGCACATGCGGTGATTCTCCAATCATGTGGGAAACCTTCAAATTTCTTGGTTACCTTTGATTCAACTTCTGTGACGTTGTAACCTCTTACAAGTTTCTCTTCTCTGATTTTTTTAATCTTTCCTGAGTTCTCATCAGGTAGGTCGTACTGAATTTTTGCTACGAAATATTTCTCATCCATGGTTATAAAGTTTTTAATTACCTAAATAATCGGATAATCTTCTCATTAAGTCAATAGACGCACCCATTCCTCCGTCTAATCTTGCTTCAGGTTCAGGTCTTCTTTCCTCTTCCAAGTTCTCTTCATACTTGTTTTTGTCGTCTTTGTTAAGGAATAGATAGGCACCTGGTGTAGATGGTGATGATACAAGGTCAAAACAGATAAGTTCAAAATCTTCCTGAACTTCATTTCTTTCACCCTTACGAGCTAATGACCCAACACCACGAGAGGATACACCCATAGTAACTCCTTGTCTCATTAAGTTTGCCGCTTGGTCACCAGGACACGAAACAACACCACTATTGTGAAAACCTGGTGAAGTTAATAGTTTCAACTTACCCATAAGAGTATTACCCTCCCACCACATATCTGTGATTAGGTGTGATACACGGTCCAAATCAATTAGAGACGATTCAGGATGGTTAAGTTCGGAAATGGATAAACCTTTATTAATTGCACCTTCATATCTTTCAGCTTCTCTACGTAAAATCTTTTCAGGGTATACACGACCGTTTCTATTTGGTGTGTCGTATTTTTGTAATACGGCGTAGAACTCAAAAGGTTTTGAGTGGTCTAATTGACCGTAGGATTCTTTGATAACTTCTGCGTTACGGCTGTCGTTAGGATTTACATATCCAGCATCCCATTCAATCAATATTCCTTTACCTGTATCGTTTGGACCTAATATTTTCATTGTAATAAATCTTTATTATAAATACTTGAGAATAGAGATTATTCTATGATGATGTCATATTCACTTACCTCAACACCTATATATTTGGAATATTTGGCATTCATTACTTGGGAAACGGCATTATTTATAACATACCCTAATGATAAATCTTCTCCTGAATAAACGTCTTTGATTGCCCACGTTAATGCGAAACCTGTCACGTCTTGTTCACCACCATAAGTGTATAGAACTCTATCAATTACGACTCTAACAGAGATATCATTATCCACCATATCTCCTTCTAACATAACATTTCTAAAAGTTACCACAGTAAAATCCTCATTAATAGTAAAATCAGATGGGTCAATAATATTGTTGAGGTCATCAATGGCGGTGTTACCCTCACTGATGACCTTCTTCAAATTCTTTAATTGTGATTCTGTAATTTTGATTTTCACGAAAAAGGTGTTTAAGATAAATATTCCTTCTTTTTCGTTTTGGTTTTTGAAAGAGTAAAATAATCGGACGACATCAACTCGTCGTTGTATACAGATTTACAAATTTGTTTTACTCTATCTCTTAGGATGATTGATTTGAAATCCATATGTTCTTTTAAGAACAATGTAATCTCCAAATTCATGAATGACTTTTTACCCAATTGTATACCACTTGTTCTTAGGTCCAAGTCTACGATATTGTGTAGTTCAAAAATTAAGTTATCCACACATTCTAATAAGTTATGTTTTATATTACGATTTAGGTTACCGTTTATTCTATTCCAGTTGTCACTATCTATTGTGGGTTCTACCCACGATTGTATGGAAATGTAAATTGATTTTAAGTTTTGTGCGTCTACAGTTCCATAACTACACTTTGCATTTTCAAAGATGTTTAACTTTGAACTTTTACCTTTTTTCATATATGTTTCATATATCTTCTCGTTTATTTGTTGATAAAAGTATAATAAACTTTTTCCCTTCAGTCAAAATTTGACTTAAAAAAACTATTTATTATAATAGTCAAGTATGTTAGTAGTAAAAGTAGACAAAAAAGGTGGTATTGAGAGAGCTCTCAAAAATTATAAGTATAAGGTGATAAAAACCAAACAACTTAATAATTTACGAGACGGACGATATCATGAGAAAGACACCACCAAAAAAAGGAAGCAACTCCAAAAAGCCAAATATGTAGAAAAAAGAAAGGGTTTAGAAGACTAAACCCTTTTTTAATTATAACCCCTCGTGTAGTTGTCGTAACTTATATAACGAAACCAAATCGTTTTTACTTTCGTTAATCTTTTCAATGGTTTTACCAATTTTTTCTTGAAGTTCTTTGTCTTCACTCTCATTGATACTACCTTGTAGTTTAGAAACCACAGATTCTTTTAGAGTATTCATCTCTTCTGAGATTTGTTCTTTTGT